AACAATTAAAGAAGCAGATGCCTTCAAGTCAGTTATGGAATTACTTGACGCTGTTAAAACAGAACGCCTTAACAGCGACAGCGACTCATTACACTGATTGGCTAAAGACTGCTCGTAAAAAACAATTAGCACCTGAAGGTGAATATCTTATATGGCTTGTAATGGCAGGTAGAGGTTTTGGTAAAACAAGATGTGGTGCAGAAGACATAGCTCTTTATGCCATGCGTAATCCAAATGTAAGCTGTGCTGTTGTAGCTCCCACACATGGAGACCTAAGAAGAGTATGTTTTGGTGGTGAGAGTGGTTTATTAAGTGTCATACCAAAAGAATGTTTTTTAAAATCAAATGACCAAAAAGGTTATTCATCTAGTGTATCTGAAATTAGATTATGGAATGGGTCTAAGATAACAGGATATGCAGCACAAGAACCTGATAGATTAAGAGGACCACAATATCACAGAGCATGGTGCGATGAAATTGCATCTTGGCGTTACCCTGAAGCCTTTGACCAACTAATGTTTGGTCTTAGATTAGGTGAGAATCCACAATGCGTAATAACAACAACTCCCAAACCTAATAAACTTATAAAAGATTTAGTAGAAAGAAATGACTGTCATGTGACTACAGGTAGCACATTTGAGAATGAAGCAAACTTAGCTGAGTCAGCTTTAAAAATGTTAAGAGAAAGATACGAAGGAACTAATCTTGGTAGACAAGAACTTTATGCAGAAATTATAGAAGCCTTTGAGGGAGCTTTATGGACACCACAGCTCATAGATGAAGCAAGATTGAATGAAGACAAAGACTTACAACAGATAATAGTTGCAATAGACCCTGCTGTAACTGCAAATGCAAATTCTGACGAAACAGGTATAGTAGTAGTGGGCAAAGATTTTAATAATCATTATTTTGTCTTAGAGGACTTATCAGGAAGACATCCACCTGATAAATGGGGTAGAATAGCTATTAATGCTTTCTATGAATGGGAAGCTGATAGAATAGTAGCTGAAGTGAACAATGGTGGCGATTTGGTAGAAAGGCTTATTAGGAATATAGACCATAATGTATCTTATAGAAGTGTAAGAGCAACAAGAGGTAAAATTCTAAGAGCAGAACCAATAGCAGCTTTGTATGAACAAAGAAGAGTGCATCACATGGATGTCTTTTCAGAGTTAGAATCGCAAATGTGCAGTTATACTGGCGAAACAAATAGTTCACCTGATAGACTAGATGCTTTAGTATGGGGATTGACTGAATTGAGCAAGTCTAAAGGACAAGTAAACTGGAGAATAAGCTGATGGCACAACAAACATTTCTACAAAGGTTATTTAATAATAAACCTACAGAACAAAAAAATTCTAATATGATGGGTTACTTTGGTGTTGGAACTGAAGAAGCAAAAACTTATAAGTATCAAGATTTAGCTAAAGAAGGTTATCTTAAAAACGCTATTGTATATAGATGCGTTAATGAAATATCAAAGGGTGCAAGTGCTGTACCTTTTATTGTAAAAGCAGGAGAACAGATAATTGAACAACATCCACTTATTGACCTTCTTAAAAGACCCAATCCTTTACAATCATACTCAGAGTTTTTTAACAGTCTTTTCGGTTATGTGTTGCTTAGTGGTAATGCTTATATCCTTAAAGTAGGTGGTGTCACTGGTACTCCTAAAGAACTGCATCAATTAAGACCTGACAGAATTAATATAAAGGGAAGCGGAACTGCTATTCCTGATAAGTATGAATATGTTATTAATGGCAGAATACAACAAACATATGAAGTTGACCAAGATAATGGTTACAGTGAAGTCAAACATATAAAGCTATGGAACCCATTAGATGATTACTATGGATTAAGTCCAATGAGTGCTGCTGCTGTGGAAGTAGACCAGTTTAATATGGCTAGTAAACACAATGTTAATCTTTTGCAAAATGGAGCAAGACCAAGTGGTGCTGTTATTTTCAAACCACAAGATGACGCAGGGTTTGCTGTAAACCTCACAGAATCACAAAGACAACAATTACTAACAGACTTGAACAATAGATTTAGTGGTGCAGGTAATGCTGGTAGACCAATGTTATTAGAAGGAGACTTTGATTGGAAAGAGATGGGTCTTAGTCCAAAGGATATGGATTTTCATGCATTAAAGAATATGGCAACTACAGATATAGCATTATGTTTCGGTGTTCCAAGTCAATTAGTTGGTGTTCCTGATTCACAGACTTACTCTAATGTTGCTGAAGCAAGACTTGCCCTATATGAAGAAACAATTATTCCACATTTGAAAAAGATATCTTCAGATTTGAATGAGTGGTTAGTACCCATGTTTGGAGATAACCTGACCCTTGAGTTTGATATTGATTCTATACCTGCTCTAGCAGAAAGAAAAAGAAAGACTTATGAGAATGTAACATCAGCAGTTCGTGAAGGCATTATGACAAGAAACGAAGCTAGAGAGATTATAGGATTAGAACAAGTAGAAGGTGCAGATGACTTATATGTATCAGCTAACTTATTTCCTATAGGTGATGGTGCTGTAGAAAAACCTGTAAATCCAGTCAATGAAGAAGACTTAGAAGATTATGATGAAGAAGTAGACAAAGAAATATCAGAATGGCTAGAGATGGATAAAGCCTTATCTGACATAAACACAATTCCTACCAGTGAAATGGCAGAAGAAGCCAAGCGAGGGCTTGAACTTAGAAAAAAGTTCAATAGGGGTGGCACTTTAGTAGGTGTTGCTCGTGCAAATCAGCTAGTAGCTAGAGAAAGACTTTCTATATCTACAGTCAAAAGAATGTACAGCTTTTTTAAAAGGCATGAAGTAGATAAACAAGCAGAAGGTTTTAGACAAGGCGAAGAAGGATATCCAAGTGCAGGAAAAATTGCATGGTTGTTGTGGGGTTCGGATTCAGGCTACGCTTGGGCAAAAAGAAAACGCCAACAAATAATGACTGAAGAAGATAAAGAGTTTGCTCTACAAGACCATAGAAACAAAAGAAGATAAAAGGCATTATCAGGTAAAGTTAAAGAAGCCTTAAAAGGTAAAGTTGAAGACCATAATGAAAAGCATGGCAACAGCAAAACCAAAAGAACAACTCTTAGAATGTTAGAAGCAGTGTTTAGAAGGGGTGTTGGTGCATATAGAACCAATCCTTCTAGTGTAAGACCAAGTGTAAGCAGTCCTGACCAGTGGGCATATGCAAGAGTGAACAGCTTTCTTAGAGCATTATCATCAGGTAAGTTTAGAGGTGGTAGACATGACACTGATTTATTTCCTAAAGGACATCCATTATCTAGTAAGACATGAAGGCTAATCAAAAACGATTTAATACATTCAGACAAAGAGTTAGTGCTGCTAAAGAATCAAGAAGACAATTAGCACTAAGAAATAATTTAGAAAAAAGATTTTATAAAAGACTGAATACATTGTTTAGAAAGTTTGCAAGGGTGCAATTACATCTTTATAAAGAATATGGCATCTATCAAAATGATGTAGCAATACAATCTTTGAATGAAGACTTTATGCCAGTGATGATGAGTCATTACAGAAGAACATTTCAAGTAATGTATAAATCAAATGAAGATATTTATTACAATCAACAAAAAAATGATGCATTTGTTTTTGGCAGAAATACAGACTTTGAATCAGTTGTTGAGCAATATTTTAATTCAAGACAGTTAATACTTGCAGGTATAAGTACAAGAATGGCTAATAGAATCAGCAGGTTAATTGAACAAGGAAGGGCAGATAATCTCACGCTTCCTGAGATAGCTAAATTAGTATCATCTAAGTTTTCATTAATCAGTAGAAGTAGAGCAGCATTAATATCAAGAACAGAAACACATAACGCAGCTTCTTTTGCAAATCACTCATATCATCAAACTGTAGAAGCAGACACAGGTGTAAAAATGTTAAAGAAATGGGTGGCAACAAGTGATGGAAGAACAAGACCTGCTCATGCTGCTGCTAATGGTCAAATTGTAGATATGAATGAAGACTTTACTGTTGGTGGTGTTCCTATGGGTTATGCTGGAGACTCAAAAGGTGGGGTTGCTAATGTCATCAACTGTAGATGCGTGATTATTTATGCAGATGAAAGAGATATGGAATAAAAAAAGGCTCGGTTAAGAGCCTTATTAATTTTGTAGATATTATTTTATTGGAAAATCATCTTCAGTGAATGTGTGATTAAGATTATCAATACCACAACCTTTCATATAAAAATCACCAAGAGACTCTATTGATTTATATAAGTCAGAAAGGTCTATTGTATTTCCACTAAAACCTAAACATGCAGTTTGTGAATCATTCATGAAACACATACTATCTATCATTTTTTCTTGGTCAAAATCTTTAGTTAAAACAAAGTTAGCTACATAATTTTTAATCATGTTACATGCTTTTTTATATTTTGCTGTATCTTTAGTTCTAATTTCAAAGTCAATAAGTATATCGCCTTCTCTAGTCATCAAGTCGTTTAGTTCAGAATTTCTCATTTTATTTTACCTTGCCTTTCGGCTATCATTTAATATACATATATTATAACCCCAATTTGGAATACTATGCAAGTGTTTATTCAATTATTTTATATATCACTATATATTGTGCTAATCTAATCAATAAGATACTATATGAAGTAATTATGCCAATACCAAAACTTAACAGTGATGAGTCAAGGCTACAATTTTTAAATAGATGTATGGGAGATGACACTATGGCGAGTGAATATACTGATTCCGAGCAACGATTAGCTGTCTGTACTAGCGAGTACGATTTAAATAAAGAAGATTCTTCTGACAACCACAAACAAGAAATTAGAAAAGATGTTTTTACTTCTGCAGCTGAAGCTAATGCTAGAGCTGATGATATAGGATGTGTTGGTTCACATTCTCATGATGAAGATGGAAACACTGTTTATATGCCTTGTAAAACACATGAGGAATACATTGCACAGACTGGTGAAGATGTGAAAGATAATGTTGAAGACCTTAAATCATTTATAGAGATTAAATCAGAAATTAAAGCCTATGATGATGAAGACGAAGATAAGAACTATGGAACATTTGAAGGTTATGGTTCTGTCTTTGGTAATAAAGACTTAGGCAATGATGTTATAGAAGCTGGTGCATTTGCTAAATCACTTAAAAGAAGAAAGCCAAAAAATGTCAAACTACTATATCAACATAAATCAGATATGCCTATTGGTGTGTTTGATGAAATTAAAGAAGACGAACATGGACTTGTTGTTAAGGGCAGATTAGCTCTTAAAACACAAGCAGGTGCAGAAGCGTATGAATTATTAAAAATGGGTGCTTTAGATGGTCTATCTATAGGCTTCAGGGTAAACCCAAAAGAAGTTTCTTACGATAAGCGTGGTAACAAGCGTATTATTAAAGAAGTAGATTTGATGGAAGTGTCGTTAGTAACCTTTCCCATGAACCCTCAGGCAACTGTTCGTTCAGTCAAAGGTGAAGAGATTTCTATTAGAGAGTGGGAAAACGGAATGCGTGATGCTTTCAGTCTTTCTCGTTCAGAAGCAAAGATGGCTGCAAAAGCAGTCACTGATGCATTCGGTCAACGAGAGGTTGACTCAAATGTTGAATTGGTAGATGCCATAAAGAACTTAACTTTAACCTTAAAATCTTAATAGGAGATTATTATGTCGGAAGATATAAAAAATGCTATAACAGACTTAGGCACAACTTTTTCAGAATTTAAAAAAGTTAATGACCAAAGACTAGAGCAGATTGAAAAAGGCGAAAGTACAGCATATGTGGATGAGAAATTAGCTAAGATGGAAGCTAAAATGGATTCTTATGAAGACATTAATCAAAAACTAACAACTGCTGAACTTAACGCTGATAACATCAAAAGCCAAATTGAGAAACTTGAAACAATCGTTACACGACCAAACTCAGGTTTTGAATCTAAGCAAGTAGATGAATATATGGGTGCGTTTGATACTTACTGTAGAAAAGGACTGGAAGGTCTTGATGCAGTAGAGAAGAAAGCACTAACAGTCAGCAATGACTCAACTGGCGGATATTTAGCACCACCTGAGTATGTGAGAGAGTTACTAAAAACTGTAACTGAAATTTCACCTATCAGAAGTATTGCTAGAGTTCGTTCTACTGGTGCAAGAAGCATACAAGTTCCTAAAAGGGACGGACAGTTTTCTGCTCAGTGGGTATCAGAAAGTGGAACAAGAAGTGAAACTACTGGCTACTCAGTCGGACTTGAAGAAATCCCTGCACACGAAATGTATGCTTTAGTGGATATCTCTGAGCAAGACTTAGAAGACACAGTATTTGACTTAGAAGCAGAAATGCAATCAGAGTTTGCGGAGCAATTCGCTAAAGCTGAAGGTAATGCTTTCGTAGTTGGTGATTCAGTCGGCAAACCACATGGATTTATGGACCACTCAGGTGTTTCACATGTAAATTCAGGTGATGCAGATGAAATTACTGCTGATGGACTTATTTCATTGGTACATAATGTAAAGTCTGATTATTCTAGAAATGGAACTTTTGTATTTAACAGAACTTCTTTAGCTAAAATAAGAAAACTAAAAGATACTGCTGGTCAGTATGTGTTCCAAGCAGGAATGTCTTTACAGGGTGGTGTGACAAACACTATTCTTGGACAGCCTTATGTTGAAGCTACAGATATGCCAAGTGAAGGTGCTAACACTTTCCCAGTTGCATTCGGTGACTTCAGAAGGGCTTATATGATTGTTGACAGAGTTAACTTAGCTGTTCTAAGAGACCCATTCACACAAGCTACTACTGGTAATGTAAGATACATTGCTAGAAAGAGAGTGGGTGGTCAAATAGTACAAGCAGAAGCTATCTCTAAACTTAAATGTTCTACTTAAGGAGTAAATTATGCAAGATTTAACACATAATATTGTCGTAAGTAATTCAATTATCAACGCTGTTAAGACTGCTGGTGCCAATGGTACAACTGTAGACCTTAAAGGCTTTGAGGAAGCAACTGCTATTATAGATGCAGGAGCAGAGGGAGATACTCTTTCTAGCTCAATCTATTTTGAAATTTCATTAGAGCATTCTGATGATGATTCTACCTTTACCGATTGCGTACAGGCTGATGTCATCAACGGAACTATTGCTGCTGGTGGAATTTGGTTGAAACTAGATGGTACTACAGATGGTGACCCTAGTACTACAGGTGGAGATTGGCAGATTGGTTATGTTGGTGGAAAAAGATATTTGAGATTAGTTCTAGCGAAAGCAGGAACACACTCAAATGGTACACCGATAAGTGGCGTAATTGTAAAGAGCAGACCTCGTGTTGCTCCTAAGTCAAACACTATCCATAACGCTTAATTGAGCAAACTTTAGGGGAGTTTAATTACTCCCCTTTTTCAGGTAAATAAACATGGCAAGAAAATTTAAAATAATTGTTCCTAAACCAGCATCAAGCAATGAGAAAGGAACTGAAGTAAAACTTTACAAAGCTAATGAAATTGTTGATTCACAAGGCGAATGGCAAGATTCAGTCATGGAAACATTCATGGAAAATGGATGGGCTATGGAAGTTAAAGTAGATTCTGTTGAAGAAACATTAGATGTTGTAGCAGAAGTTAAAGAAGTCAAAAGAGCAAGAAACGACAAAGGACAACTTATAGGTGATGACCTTTCAACTCCTGATGTAAACGAAGCATGGGAAGGTGGAGAAGCACCAACAAAGAAAACAACTGCAAAGAAGAAAACTACTAAAAAGAAAACAACAAAGAAAGCATCAAGTTAAATTCTTTGTTATAGTTAACATAGCAGAAGCTAAATGGTAGATACCATGCAATTTATAGGAAGTTTTAATGAGTGCAGGATATCATCATTTTATTATAGAGCAGGGAGCTACATTTGGTCAGA